AGCGTCCAGCCCTCCTCGACCAACGAACGGCTCGACCACCGCGACGCCGTGTACGCCGTTCTCCGGGCCTTCGGGCCACCGGGGGCAGATGTACGCCCGACAGATCGCGTGCGCCTGTCAGACGGCGTCTATGAGGTCGTGGGGACGCCTCTGCGCTGGTCCTCGCCGACCGGAGCCGTCGACCACACCGAACTCTCGCTCGAACGCTGGGAGGGCTGATGTCCGAGGAGCTACTTCGGATCGAGTTGAACGAGGAGGGCATCCGGGAGTTGCTACAGAGCCCGGAGGTCACCGGCGACCTGCTGGCCCGAGGTCAGCGGATCGCCAGCGCCGCCACCGCCGCGTCCATCTCGACCGGTGGCGGAACCTTCCTCGTGGAGTCCGAGCAGACCGGCGAGCGGACCCGTGTCGTCATCGTCACCGCCGACGCTCCGGCGATGGTCGCCGAGGCCACCAATCGCACCCTGACCCGAGCCTTGGATGCTGGCCGATGACCGAGGTGGTGGTATTCCCCGACGTGGAGAAGCTGCTCGTCGACCATCTCGGCACGACGCTTCCCGACTACGGGTGGGACGTGCCGGTCTCAACCAAGGTCCCCAACCCTCGACCCGTCGAGTTCGTGCGCCTGTTTGTGACCGGTGGCACTCGCCGGGACATCGTCACCGACCGGCCAACCGTGGTCGTTGAGGCATGGGCCCAGGTGGAACGCCTCGCCCTCGACCTGGCCGAGATGTGCCGAGGAATCATCTACGCAATCGACGTGATCGGCGGCACGCAGTTCTACTACTGCGAGACCGCGTCCCGTCCTCAGAATCTGCCGGACCCCGACACCCACCAGGTCCGGTACAGCGCGACCTACTCGCTGCAATACCGAGGGGCCGCCATCGAGTAACACCCGTCCAATCGAGGCCAGCCCAGCCCACCGCCCGAAAGGACACCGGCCACTATGGCTGTCACCGTAAGCAACATCGTCAACGGCAAGCCGCTCGCCACGGGCGGCGTGCTGGTCGCCCCGCTCGGGACGGCCATGCCGACCAATGCGTCCACCGCGCTCGCTGCCGCCTACAAGGCGGTCGGCTACGTCGGAGAGGACGGCGTCACCGAGGGTGGCGACCGGACCACGGAGAAGGTCAAGGCGTGGGGCGGAGACATCGTCAAGGTCCTACAGACCGACCACTCCCTCACCTTCGCGTTCACCATGATTGAGACGTTGAACGTCGACGCGCTCAAGGCCATCTACGGCTCCGCCAACGTCACCTCCACCGCCGCCACCGCCTCGTCCGGCACCTTGCAGTCGATCAACATGACCGGCGCGGTCCTGCCGCACCAGGTATGGGCCATCGAGGTCCGCGACGGCAACGCCAAGGTCCGCATCGCCCTCAAGGACGGGCAGATTACCGAGGTCGGCGAGGTCACCTACAACGACGGATCGGTGGTCGGCTATCCGGTCACCGTCGAGGCGTTCCCGGACTCGGCGGGCATCAAGGGCCTCAAGTTCACCGACGACGGGGTCACCATCTAGCGGCCATCGGTCCACCGAGCGCGGTTCAAAGTCCGGGCTGGCCTCGACCGCGCTCGGTGGCCTACCCATGCCAGCCCCAAAGGAGAGGCCAGCCATGACCAATCGCAAAGCCCCAGCAAAGAAGTCCGCCGCAAAGAAGGCCACCAGCAACGGCGAGGTCTACAACGTCACCAGCCTCGGTCGGCGCTTCGTCCTGGCCGACGTCATCTCGGACATCAAGACCGAGCGGCCACCCATCGAGGTCGAGGGCGACGGCGTGACGTTCGAGATTCCACCGGTCGAGCTCTGGCCGGACTCCATCATCAAGCTGTCGGAGAACGACCGGGAGGAATGCTGCCGTCTCCTCCTCGGCGATCAGTACGACGCATGGGTCGCGCAAGGCGGCACCTTCGGCATCCTCAACAAGATCGTGGGTGAGGTCGCCGGCACGTCGGTGGAAAAATCGTCGCCCTCCGGGCGGTCCTCCGGACGTACCGCGAAGAAGTCGAGTACGACCTCATCACTCTAGGGCTCCGGCTCCGCGACATCGGCACGCCGGACTTCTCGTGGGGCGACCTCGAAACGATCCTCGGCCAGCTGCCTCCGGACTCGGCCTACGCGCGCTCGGTCCACGGCGAGGAGGCGATGTGGGGCCTGCCGGAGCATCTGCTCGCGCTGCTCGTGGACGCGCTGCACGTCGCCAATTGGCAGCGATCCTCCGATGGGTCCAAGGGACGCAACTACCCCGAGCCGATCCCTCGCCCAGGTGTAGGGCCAAAGACGGTCGGTCGCGACGCTCTGCCGCTAGACGAGATGGACGAGTGGCTCGGATGGGAAAGGAACTAACCCGTGGCCGTTGAGCTTGCGACCGCCTACATCAGTCTCGTCCCCTCGATGCGCGGGGTTCAGGCTGCGTTGGCTTCGGAGCTTGCGCCGGTCGCCACCGCCTCGACCGCCGCCGGGGCCAAGTCTGGGACCGGCTTTGCGTCCGGGTTCAAGTCGGCCATCGGGAAGAAGGTCATCGGTGTCGCGGCCATCGCCGCCATCGGCAAGGGCGTCTACGAGCTTGGTGAGACCTACCACGACGCATTCAAGAAGATCCGCATCGCCACCGGCGACACCGGCAAGGCCCTCGACGGGCTAGAGGAGGACTTCAAGGCCGTCGCCTCGGCGACCCCGGCCAGCCTCGATGACGTGGCGACCGCCGTTGGTGGGATCGCGGCCCGGTTGCACCTGACCGGCAAGCCCCTACAGGACCTGTCGCTCAACATCATCCGGCTGACCCGGCTGACCGGTGGCGACATCAAGACCAACGTCGCCGCGCTGACCCGGCTGATGGGCGACTGGTCGGTCAAGAGTCGTGACCAGACCGACGCCCTCAACGAGGTCTACCGAGCCAGTCAGGCGACCGGCGCGGGGGTCGACCAACTCGCCCTGCTGATGGTGCAGTTCGGCTCGCCGCTGCGACAGCTGGGTTTCGGGTTCGAGGAAGCCCTCGCCATGTTCGGCAAGTTCGAGGCCGAGGGCGTCAACCTGACCACGATGCTGCCGGGTCTCCGGATGGCCCTCAAGAACCTTGCGATCCCGAGCGAGGACCTTGCGTCGTTGATGGAACGGCTCGGCGTCACCGCCAAGCAGCCGAAGCAAGCCCTAGAGCAGGTATTCGAGGCCATCTCCTCGGACAAGGTCAAGGAAGCCGACCAGACCCTTCTCGCCTCCTCGGTCTTTGGTGGCCGGGCGTGGGCGGATATGAAAGCCGCCGTCGACGAGGGCCGGTTCTCCTTCGGCGACCTCATCAAGGAAATCAAGGGCGGCGGCGACACCATCGCCAAGTCGTCCGACGACGTGGCGACCTTCTCCGGTGCATGGGACCGCTTCAAGAACATCCTGACCGTCAACCTCGGCCCCGCCGCCGCCGACTTCAACAAGAAGCTCGGCGAGTGGATGACCACCCTCAACGACGAGGGCATCCCGGCCCTCAAGGACTGGCTCAACGAGCAGCGCCCGTTGGGCGAGGACCTGGTGGAGCTTGGCCGCAACACCCTGCCCGTGGTGGTCTCCGGGATCAAGGGACTCGCCGACATCGTCTCGACCCTCGCCAACGCCCTGTCGGCCCTGCCGTCCCCGTTGAAGTCGGTGGCCCTGGCGATGGGAGCCGTCGCGCTGGCCGGTCGCGGCATGATTACCCGCGTCGGCGCGGTCGGTACGGCGATGTCAAACATGGTGCTGGACTTCCGCACCGCGCCGTCCAAGATGGACGCCGTCAAGTCCCGGTTCTCCACGATGGCATCGGGGGCAAAGAGCCTGGCGGGCGCTGCCGGACTCGGCGCGCTGATCGTTGGCCTCGGTGAGACCAACGACGCCGTCTCGACCCTTGAGCTTGCCGGTGCCGGTGGACTGATCGGCTTCCAAGCTGGCGGGCCAATCGGCGCGGCCATCGGTGCGGGTGTCGGCGCGCTCGGTGGACTCGTCAAGGCGATCCTCAGCACCGGCGATGCCGCCAAGGACTCGATGCCGCCGTTGACCGACTACACCGACGCCCTCAACAACCTCACCGGTGCCGCCGACCGGTCGACCCGCGCGATGGTGGCAAAGACCCTTGAGGACAAGGGTCTCCTCTTGGCCGCAAAGAAGGCCGGGATCAGTACCTCCGACATGGTGACCGCCATTATCAAGGGCGGCCCGGCCCTCAAGGGCTTCGGCGACGACCTCGAACGGGTCAAGGGCCAGGTATTCCGGCTCGAACATCCGACCGACGCCATGCGCGAGTCGATGACCCATTGGACCGATGCCCAGGTTGAGGCGTACGAGCAGTCGATCAAGAACAAGAAGGCCCTGATCGACCTGCTTGAGAGCATCCTTCACGAGCGCGACGGGATGCAAGACTCCATCGCGACGGTGCGTCGGCAGGCCGAGGCGATCCGTGGTCAGTCGGTCGACATCCAAGGGCTCAAGAAGCTCTACGACCGGATGCCTAAGAAGATCGACACGGTGCTGCGGGCCGTCGATGCCGACACGACCCGGCAGCAACTGATACAGAACCTCAAGGCCGCAGGAGCCATCCCGAAGGAAATCCGTACCGCGCTCAAGGTGTTCGGCTTCCCCTCGGCGCAAGAAGCCCTCCACGAGTGGATCACCGAGACCGGCCGCAACCCCGACGAGATAGTCACCCGGCTCCGCAACGAAGGCGTCGACCTCACCAAGAAACAGCTACAGGACATCTTTGACGAGCAGGGGAAGCTCCCGCGTGACGTGGTGATCGCCCTCAAGCAGGTCGGCGGATCACAGCTGGTCGCCGATGTCCGGGCCGCCGCCTCCGGCGTGAACAAGGCCATCGGTGACAGCGGCATCCCGGATGAGGGCGTGAGCATCAGTCTGAACGCGCAGGCGTCCAAGACTGCCGCACAGATCGCCGAGTTCGCCTCGGCCTTCCACGCCGCCACGGGTGGCCCGGTCCCGGTGTGGGGAACCCCCGGTAAGGACTCGGTCCCGGCCATGCTCATGCCCGACGAGCATGTGTTCACGACCTCCGACGTGGCGAAGGCCGGACACGGCAGCTTCCGTCGAGGCCACCGGGTCATGCTGGCGATCCGCCGCATGATCCAACGCGGGCAGCTCGGCAAGCTCGGTGACGTTCCGGCGATGGCAGCCGGTGGCCCGGTGTGGACCGAAGGCGTCGGTCTCAACCTCGGATCGCGGCGAAGCGTCGCCGGGATCGCCTCGGCAGCGAACGCGATCCAAGCCGCCAACCACGTCGTCAACCTCTGGTTCAGTCGCGGCCTGTCCAACCTCATCAACAGAATCCTCACGACGATGCCGAGCGGCACGGGATCACCGCTCGGCTTCGGTGGCATCCTGACCCCTGCCGGTCTGGCCCGAGGCCAGGCGTTCGCTAACTCCCAGGTGGGCAAGCCCTACGGGTGGGGCATGGTCGGCCCCTACTCCTATGACTGCTCGGGGTTCCAAAGCGCGGTGGTGAACGCGGCGTTTGGCCGCTACCCGTACTCCCGGCTCGGGTCGACGGCGACGATGCCGTGGAGCCCGTACGGGGGTGTCGGTCGGTACACCATCGGGTGGACAACCAACGCCGGTGGCGGCATCGGTCACACCAGCGGCAACATATGGGGACTCAACGTCGAGAGCAACGGCAGCGAGGGTGTCGTCACCGGATCACGAGCCCTGTCGCCACTCTCCTCGATGTTCTCCGGCCTGTTCCACTACGACCGAGGCGGCATCCTCAAACCCGGATTCACCCTGGCGTACAACGGCACTGGCCGGGACGAGTTGGTGATCCCGGCCTACGCGAGAGGGGGCCAGGTCACGGCCAGCGGATCGCACACCGACCCGACCCTGTCGACCATCGCGGCCCACGTCATCAAGGTATTCAAGGTCTCCGGCAAGCAGACCAAGGCCGAGACCCGCTCGGTGATCCACGAGCTACTGCAAGCCCTCAAGGAAGTCCTCGGCAAGGACTCGCCGTTCCTTGAGCGGATGCGCCGCACCACCGACCATCTCCTCGACGTACAGAAGCGCCAGG